GGGGGGGTCATGACTTGCCCCGCGTTTGATTTTCCAACCATTATCGCGTGCATTCGGTACAACATGCCGGCGAAATCGTAAACCTCACCAGTTGACCGCGCAAAATGGACAATTTCAGCCACCGTGTCGACATAGTCATTAACGCCTCTTGATTCGTTGCCTTTGTTGGTTGTGATGCTTTGCAGTGCATCGCTCACGGGGTCAATATCGCACCGCTCACTGATGTGAGCCAGTAAATCATCAACCGTCACGCATTTTCTCATTTTGTCGGAGTATGTGTATAAGGCCGACAAGGCAACCAAGATGCGGTCGTAATGGCTCAAGATGCCGAAATAATCCACCCCCAAGCGTAACAGCGTTTCAAGCGTGTTCGCTAGTTGTGCTTCATTGTTTATCATTATCTTTTCCTTTGTTTTTATCCGTCACAGGTGTGACCGTATATTGGGCCAACATGTCTTTGACTTGTTGGCCCAGGTCGTCCTCTTGCTCTTTTTGCTCGAGCCTTGCCACTCCGAGTGGGTCCCATTTTTGGGGGTTCCTTGATTTGAGCGCGAAAATGATTGCCACTGTGTCCGCTTTGACCAGTTGGCGCTTTTCTTTTGTGATCACGCCGTCTTCAATGATTTGCTCAGTAATAACCATTCGGTCTTGCAGTTTATTTAAAAGTGACTGATTGGCCGTGGCCTCGATGGTTGCGTGCATTTGGTGTGTCGCCTCATCCATGACGGCCCGAAAGTCTTTGTGTTTGCTCATGTAGCCGTACAGGGTGGAGCCAGCAATGCCGAGCATTTCGGATATGTCATTAATTGACGCACCATTAATCCGAGCTGTGCGGATTTTCGCCAAGTTTGGGACGATTTTGCTTTCATATATGCTTGGTTTCGGCAAGTTTTCACACCCTTTCATTTAAGATTTTCTCACTTAATATGGCTTTTTTATCTCAGTTTTTAACCCCGCTCCACTTATTACGCGGGCCCTTGAAACCTCAAAAACTTTTCAGGCAAAAATTCCCGGGAGGTTCGAGCGAGGGACCCCGTGTCGATTAGTACTCCCCTATAATGCAACCGCAAAGGGGGGGGGGTTTCCTTATTTGTCTCTATTGTATCACATTTTCCCGCGCGTGTCAACAATTTTTTCTTAAAAAATAAAAAAAGATGAGCTCGGCTCATCTCATTCGTTTGTGCTTGGTGCCTTGTGGTAGGTTGGGTGACTCGCTAGGATAGCGCGGATCTCTGGCAGGTGTGCCCGACAGTGGTCGATGATTAGTTTCATCACTCGGTGATCATCGGCTGGCGTGTAGTTGTCACCCGGTCGATAGGGTGGCTCGTTATGTTCTCGCCGTGTTCTTGCAACCAGTAGGCGCAAAGCTCGCTGGGCGTTGCAGGTGATGACGACATCGTCCGCGATACATAAGACATACATGCGGACAAGATCTTTCCCTTGAAAGGTCTTCGCCAGTTCCGGGTGAGTCTTTAGGTGTCCGTCTTCGTCCTCGTCCAGCTCGTAACCTTCTAAACGCTTGACGTACATCAATAAATTAGGATGAATGGAAGGAATTGGGTGAAGGGTGGCTAGGTGATGCACATAGATCATACCGCGTCGCCCTCCGCCTTGTCTTCCTCTTCTTGCGTCCAAATGGTGGTGCCGTTTTGCCGTGCTTCCTCTTGGTGTGCGGATAGTGCCCACATTGCCAAGCCGTCCGCATCATTAATGATGCTTTCCATTTTTTGTGGGTCAATTGGCCAACCGTGCGCCACGCGGTACTGGTCCGTCATGATGATATCACCCAGCGCTGAGATATGCCAAGCGCGGACCGTCTCGGTTTCCACGATGCCGAAAATATCCAAATGCCGGTACGCGTCGCTGGTCATGTTGTAGTTGTTGCCATCAACAACAGCCAAAGCCATAAGCACCGCCTCCGCCACGTCGTCGCTGGTATCAGTGACGCCGAGGAACCGGTCCGGGTTGAGACGTCGTAGGTGTTCCAGTTTTGCAACCGATAAAGATTTGAGCAAGTCATGCCCGCGTTTGTGTGCTGTTGCTAGATATTCCATGTGGTGGTCGTCTTCATCCGCCACTTCAGGAATTCCGATTAGCATGTCGGGTGTGGTTGCGTCACAACTTGTGGGCAGTCCGTGCAGGTGACGCCATGACCAAGTGCGAGTCGGGATCACGTAGTCATCTTGTAGCCGTGCCAGTGTGAGGAGCGTTTCGGATAGTTGCTGAATATACCAAGCCGAGTTGGTGCGGTCAACATATCCAAGCGTGCCCGGGTAGGATTCCACCACCCAGATGATCTTCTTTTTCATTTCGTCCGCTTTGTGGATGTCTTCGCGCATGCGTTCCCACACTTGCGCTCTCATGCGGTCGTATCGTTTGCTGATTGGGACGTCTTGCGGTTGTGTGATGGTGGCTGTCGAAATGATGGCGTCCACTTCGCCGTCATAGACCGCGTAACCGGTCGACGTTGTGGAAGGATCGATAGCGATCACCCACGTTTTGGCTTTGTCAAAATCGTGTGGTCGCGTCGGATATAGTGGCGCAAAAGATGTGACTGGTGTGTAAATGTTTTTGCTGTTGTTGTTGGTGTTTGTCATGGTAGTTACTTCCTTTCCTTTCTTAGTATGTGTAACCAGTGGCCGATAAGTAAGTGGCCCGGCGTTCGGCGTCGGTTTCAACGTTGGAAACCATGGCGATGTTGTGCAAATCCTTCTCACTTGCTCCCAAGCGTTTGAGCCTGTAAAGCACGTTGTTAAGCGTGGAGTTTCGCGCCCCATCCGGTGCCGTTGCTACTGCCATGATGGCGCGGTCGATATCGTCGACGCTTGCGCTCATTTGTCGTGCTTGTGTTTGCCATTGCTGGCGCCGTTCAGCTTGTGCGATTTCCTCCGGTGTTGGTTTGTCGAGTGGTACCACTGCGCGGTTTGTGATGGTGCGATGCATCACGCGCATGGATGAAGCCACATACATTCGGCGCGTCATGTCTTTGACCTGTGGGTCAACGTCAATCCCAAAACCTTTGAGCGTGTCAGCAATTGCTTTCCATGTGCGCTTGTACGTGTCGGTGGTTTTGATTGGTTGTGTGATTGGTAGGATAATGTGAACTTTTACCGTGTTCACCTTGTCCCTCATCGATGACACCACCAAAGCATCAACTCCCAAGGAGTCGACCGCCTGCAAGATGTACTCGGTTGGCTTGTTGGTTCCGTCAATGTCAACCAGTACCGCCGACGTCTCAATCACATTACTGGCGCCGGTTGTTCCCGGTTTGTCGTATCTGCAAAGGTTAAACATGGTGAGCTGATAGGTTTGATCTTTGGCATCTTTAATTTGTGTGAGTTGCTCGTGGGTTGCGTCGATAATTGTGACGCCGTCGAGCAAGTACCGGCTAATATTTTCGGCTTCAGCTTCAGCGCCTTTACGATATAGCGCGGTAAACTCAGCCCACGTTTTGCGGTGTACCGCCTCACTTGGATCTACCGGAGCGTATCGGCTGGCCAATGGCTGGAGATAGAAACCACCGTGGGTGATATCATATTCACCCGTGGCTAGTTTGGTTTTTAAAATCCCTTCGGCCAATTTGTCGCTGTAGTTAATGCGCGAGGTCAATTCGTCAAAGTTGATGTGCTTATGAGATGAGCCAGCGACGAGGGCTTGCAGTTCTTCGGATGTATATTGGTTATTCATGTTTGTGGGTTCCTTTCCTTATTTATAATTCCAACGCACGGCGCAGGGTGTCGCGTAGTGTGTCGGCTACTTGTGGGTCTAGTGTGTTGAGCATGTCGCGTAAAAAATCATCGCTTCTTGTCGCTAGGATTGCGCCAAGCCCACGCGGTGTCACCATTGGTTCTTGTGCTTCGGGTGCGATGTCTTCCGGGCGAAGGTCACCAAAATCATTAACGGTCACACCTGGCGCATAATGGACCATTTGAGCTTTTCGGCTTGTTGGTGTTTTACCAAGGATGATTCGATCCGATATGGTGCCATCTTGATTGCGTTCGTATTCATATGAGGACGACCGGACAGCGAAACGATTACCGGGTAGGCTTTGGATCATTGATTGCGATAAGCGCTGGCCGTTGCAATATCCGCCAAATTGTTTTTTGACTTCTTCAAGAGGAATCATTGGGGTTTTGTCTTGGTTGTACGCTTTGGTTTCTTCTAATCGTGAGACAATGTAGGCCATCACGTTGTAGACCTCGGTACCTACATGTGCGTATTTGTTGTTAATTTCGGCGGGTTGTTCGTACTCTTTGAGCCAGTTGATGGCTTCATCCATGTGGCCAATCAAGTAATTAATCAAAGCGTTACGGCTGATGATTGACTCTGCTGATAACATGCTGTGATAAATCCCCGCGTCGCTCAAGTCAAACCGATCACCAAATGGGGTGGTAAGGTGTAGGATGTACACCCGCTTTTGTACTTCGGGCGCGTCCATTAGCGAGGCGTCGTAGTTATTGACGTTTCCGTAAGCACACCCGCGAAAAGTAACTTGTTGTTCTCGCCCAGCTCGCCCGACGGTCATTGCGTTTTCATCGTATAGGTTTTTATAATATTCTTTTCTGCTGGTTTGATATGTTCCAACGTCCGCGCTGTCGTCATCTACGTATACAATTGCCGATTGCCAAACTTTGGTGTTCCAGCTATTCTTTCCGCCGGCGTATCCGCTGGCCGTTGCTTCCGTACGTGGCCCAACCGATGTGACCAGACCACCGTATAGCAATTGAAGGAATTTGCCTAGGATTGATTTACCGGTTGATGGTAACAAACCGACCACCCATTGACGACGTAACCCGAGGCGAGTTGCTAAAGCTTGGTTACTATTATATAGCCAAGGGTAAAGCAGGTAAGCTCCAAAAGCCCCTTTTCCGTTTTGGCTGTCGATCAAATCGGCGAATTTGTCAACGTAATCACACCGGGCCGATTTGTCGGCCTGTGCCATTGTGTCGCCTCGTTTACCTGTTGGGTAAAGGCTCATAAGTAACATGACGCCGTCAACGATTGTTTCGGTTGTGGCATTGACTGGGACATGTGCCCAAATCCTGCACCATTCCTTGGCGTCGGTCGATGTGTGGGTTTCCGTGGATCCGTTCGGTGTTGTTAGTGTGTAGCTGTAAACATGATGACCGCCGTAGGTTGATACTTTCAAAGTGGTTGAGCACATCGCGTTCACGATTTTACAAATCGTAGCCGTTGATTTACCTTTGGGTAGTTCGTTTTCCATGGCTTCCAGTCGTGCTTTGTAATCATCGTAGGTTGCTTTGGCTGTTACGTACTCGGGCGAGTCTACCCCATGTTGCGCCATGGTTGTGACTCGTTTAGCGTCTAAGATTGCGAGGGTTGCTTTTACATTGTGGATATTTTCCAACCGCCGAAGCTCATTAATCACCGCGCTTAGTGTGTCACGTTGCGCTGGTGTGATGTTGACCATTTGGAACGCTTTGGTTTCTGCTTCGGTCATTGGTGTTCCGTATTGGGCTTTAGTTCTTGCGGTTGCGATGAGGTCTTGATCCATGGATAGCAAATCGCTAACCGTTTTTACCAGTACCGGGAGCTGTAGGTTAATCTCTCCCATTGCATCGACCTTATCACGCGCGTCAATCATGTTGGTGAGCCATGCGCCGTGATCTCCTCCAGTGCTTGACATGTCACCGCCTGCTAGTGCTTGCAGGTTTTCCTTTGTCCAGTGCTTGCCGTGTGGGTCCTTGATGTTTGACCAAAATGGCGCGTCACCATTGGTGATTACATCCATTGCTACGCGTTTGATATCGTTGATGATGTTGTCGTTCTTTACCATCGTTTTTACGACCTTTCTTTTTTGATTTCCAGAGAAGCTGACTTTTTGCTTGTTTTCTCTCTATGATTAGTATAGCACTTTCACCACATCCTGTCAACACTTTTTTTCAAATTTTTTTTATTTTTTTTTGTTTTTCTTGATAATCAAGCCAGTGAAAAATACAATGCATATTTGTGTGTATTTGTGTATATTCAAATTTTCAGAATATTCAGTTTGTTCCCTGGAAATATACTACTATACCAGAGAGCGATTTTTTTGAAAATAATTGCTCTCTGGTAAATAAGCCAGGGAAACCAGGGAACAGTTAATTATTAGTACTATTATAAAATACCTAACTTTGTAACTCTTACTCTCTCAAGGGGTTTGGTGATTGACGTGCTTTAATAAAGATGGAAATTTGAGATTAAATTTCCAGGGAACGTTCCCTGGTTTCCCTGGTTTCCCTGGAAATTTCCCTCGTTTTTCCCTGCCCTTTGCTGATTTGATAGCAAATGATATCTAAAATGATATCAACCATTAAAAAATTTCCAGGGAACAGGGGAAAAAGCCAGGGAACACCAGGGAACACCAGGGAACAAACCCCGTTTTCCACCTGGTTTTTCCACTGTTTTTTCGCCCCAAAATTGGCATTTTTATACAAAAAAAGCGCATATTTATAAGAAAAATGACAAAAAAGGCCATCACCGATGACCGCCGACAGTAAAAAAAAATCCAAAAAAAAACGGCCACGAATGACCGGTGAAAGGTCGCCTCACAATGGAGACGATAATGATGGAGCTCATGGAGTTTTAACCTCCACGCTCTTGGGTAATTGTCAGCTATCCCATACTCTTATTGTATCACACCCGCCCCCGATTGTCAACCACTTTTTCACTTTTTCTTTGAAAAAAGCAAAAAAAAACGGGCCCAAGCCCAATGCAAAATTTAGAAAGGATTTTTTTCCTCACCCACAAGTGGCTATGAGGTGCATGCACCAATCAAATTTGATTGGTTAGGGGTAATTATCGGCTATCCCTATACTCTTATTGTATCACACCCGCCCCCGATTGTCAACCACTTTTGACAAAAAAAACAAAAAAAACGCGTGTCATGCACGCGGAAAGGAATCCATGTTCAATGGATGACCGGTTGGAGTTCCTCCCGATCTATTATTAGTATATCATAGACGGTCGCCTTTGTCAACCCCAATGGCGAAAAAAAAGCAAAAAAAAAGCGTGAGTTCATCACGCATCCCAATGTACGACGAGCACAGGCCAGCAATGGCACTCGTATGTTTGCACATGGGCTCGACTTGTTGCGACTTGTTGTTCTTCACTTGTTTCTCTAAGCTAAGTATATCAGCCAGCCTACTATTATTGTATCACACTGGGCCCACCCTGTCAAGGATAAAGACGTGAAAAATTAACTTTTCACAAAATAAAAAAGCCGGAGAAAGGAAATAAAAGTCCGGCTTTGGGTTGTCCCTTATGGGTCAAAACCCCTACGGATAGTATAACACACCCGCGGGGTTTTGTCAGATTTATTGCGTCAACTGGTCGAAATCGTAGCTGTTCACGAGGTCATCGATGAGGTCGTCATAGTTGGTACCATCTGGCGTGCTGTCGTCAGTTTGTCGCTGTGTTGAATCTAGCTCGTAATTTTTCGCGATGAGAATTCCATTTAGGGCTAAATGGTCGGATTTGGTCATTTTCACAATGTCAAAAACTTGCCCCAGAAGTTGACCATCTCGCACACTTTCCAAAACGTCCACCGCTTCCTGGAGTTCTTCGGGTAACTCCTCGCGGCAGTCACTCAAGGCCTCAATGGCTTCCGCCATCTTGTCACGCATGCTGGCGAGTTCTTGGGCCAACTGGTTGATCGGTTGCAAAAGCTGTTTGGTATATTGCATATCAAGCGGTGGCTTTTTGGTTTGTTTCGGTGCTCGTTTGGCTGGCTCTTGGCTGTGTTTGTTGTAGGTTGTGAGCATGTGACCCTTTAAAAACTCATCCATGACCCAGCGATTGGCGTCGGTGTCGATGGGGTCACCTTTTCGGTTTTTGGCTGGTTGATATCCGGCGTCGATTGCCGTTTGTCTCATGGCTTTACTAATTGAAGGAGTGTGAGCCATTTGCGGACGTTTCCCCGTTTGCTCTACCGGCGTATATCCAACCGCCCCGGCGTGGATGTGGGGGTTGGTTTCGTCTAGGTGGACCACAATGTAGCTAAAGTGCATATGTGGGAGCAAGTCCGGCAATTGGTGCGCGAAATCGACCAAGGCGTCCCGGCGGGTGTTCCACTCTTTGCCCCCGATGTCGAGGTTGTCCCAAATGTTGTGCTCTCCTTGTTTTAACTTGACCCCGTCCGTCGAAAAATAGGGAAGCCCGTCTTTGGTTAGGTCCGAGCTTTTACCATATGAGAAAACGAATTCGTTGTAGGGTTTCGGCTGTCTCTTGTCATGGTGCATCTTGTCGCTGTAACGTTCCAGCATACGCTCCGGGCGTTGGTCCGCTTTTTTTGCGTTATACTCGGCCACGTCTTCGGCGTAAACCTCATCCACCCACTCGGCGATTGTCTTGTCACCGATGGTGTCAAGTACGGTGACATTGTCAGGCGTCCGCGCCGGATCAATAAAGGTGTTGCGATGCTCTTCAACTTCTAGGCGCTTTTTGTTGCGTGAGTGGTTTGACCAGTGCGTCGCTTGGGTTGGTGTCACGGCTACGCGTTGGCTTGTCATTGTGATTGTCTTTGTCATGTTTGTTTACCTTTCTTTATGTGTGTATATTATACGCACGCGCCTTATTTAGCTTTGGCGCGTCGTGTTCCTTTGCGTTTTGGTGGTGCTGGCTGGAAGGTGCGGATCTCTGGGTGATCGATAACCAAGGCCAGCACGGCGTCAGCTGTTTCAGCTTTGGAAAGGCTGAGGGTTTTACGCACGCGCACCGCCCAGTCTTGCTTCAAGATTTCCTGGTGCGTTTCGTTGTCACTATCAAACGCATATTCGCTCAGGGCTTCTTCTTGGAGCCGTGCGATTTCCTCGGGCTGTTCTTGGGCTATGTTGTGCATGGTGCGCAGGGTTACGGTGCGTTGGTCAATACCGGTACCATTACCGCGGACCGTTTGGCAAACCTCAACCAGCCAGCGATAAGCCAGATAGTGCAGGCGGGAAACTTTAGGAATTCGGAGTGAGATGTCGTCCCCTTCCGCTCGTGTTTTCCGTTCTTTTGTGGATAAGGTTTGGGCGTCGGCGGGTTTGGCCTCTTTGGCTTTTTCCGCCTTGGCGTATTGCTTGAGCTGTTGGCTTGCCAGCATGGTTGTGGCTTTGGCTTTGGCTGTTGTGTGGATGGCGTGCCATTCGGTCATGCTCTTTTGGATGGTTTCGGGTGTTGCATCGTCTCCCAGTTGGTCGGTGATATACTTGTGAGCCCGTAAGCCATAGGAGATATCCCGGCTGGTGTGTGCGGGTTTGGTTGGTGCCGCGACTTTCACCGTCTTGACTTGGCAGGCTGTCCGAAAGTGTGGGTCGAGGGATGCGAGCAGGTAACCAATACCGATCAGGGCTTCCATGTCTTGGGAGTAAATCACGTCTCGGTGTTGGGTGTAGTGTTGGCGTAGGTCGCCGGGTATTGTGATAGATGTTCTAGCCATTGTTTTTGGCTCCTTTCCTTTGTGTCGTTTTTGGCGTGTGGGTGTGTTGGTTGTTGCCACCCAGGGCTTGTGGTTTTGTTGCTTGGTTTGTTGCTGACCACTTGGCGGGGGTTGTTGGTTGTTGGTGTGTTATTGTTGTCCGGTGTATTTGTTGTTAACCATAGCCGGTGAGGGGTGTATGGTCTGGCAATGTGTAAGACAACAATTCGACATCGCCGCCCCTCTTTATTATTAGTATACCACAAGGCCCGACGGAATGCAAGCCCTTTACATCAAAAATTTGATTTTAATCGTAAATTTTTCAAAATCCGGACAAATTCGGGCAAATTCGGACAAAATCGGGGAGAAATACCACGCCGTAAAATGCACGCTTTAAAAATTCCGCAACGCCTAGAGCCTCAAGGCTTTGAAGGGTGTGAGAGGGGTATTTTTCGCAAACTTTCTTCCTATTATATACACCATTTCAACAGCACAAAAGCGAAAAAAAAAAGCGGGTATAATATACCCACCGACGAAAAAAAAGGTGGGTATAATATACCCACACAAAGAACCACCCCGCGGGTATATTATACCCACCCCGAAAATAAAAAAGCGGGTATAATATACCCACCTGAAAAGCTGATTTTATGAGTAAGTCCACGACCCGGTAAAGGTTGCAAGGATGGAGCTCGCGTCAATGTTTGCCCCGTCGGGTTTGGTGCCCATGATGGTTTGGAGTTCCTCAATCCTGAAATTGTACCCATCGCCGGCAGTCACCATTTTTCCAACACCAACCCAGCCCCGGGTGTAAATGGTAGCCGTACCAGACACCACATTTAACTTATAAGGCGCCCCCGCCACTGGAGAAAAGAGAATGGCACCATCCCGCATGACTAAAGAGCCAGTACGACCAGTGAGCGTGTATTCGTCCCCGCGCATGGTTAGGCGTAAATCTCCGGCTTTGGTTAGTTGCCCACGATAAGGTGACGCGGTGCCGTCCATGGATACCCCGGTTTTGCTGATGTTAATAGAACCACCCGCGCAAACGTGGCCAGTTTGTCCCGGCACTGGGTAAACGTTAAAGCCTTTGTCACTTTGCACAAAAAGGAGGTGATAGATCGAAAAGAAGCTTTCGCCTTCCCAGTTTTGCTTTTTGTCGGTGTCTTGGTCCCGATCGGGTAATTCCTCCACGCGCTCAACGTATTTACCCGACCCGCTCTTGGCGTGGATGTGGAAGTACAGCTCACCAATTCCGACGCTGTCGCCAGTTTTGCGGGTGTTTACCGTGTACGTTTCACCGGGTGCCGAAAACATACGCCCACCAGCCAGGAAAGTGACGGAGTCACGAATGGTAAAAGTGACAGGTCCGCCAATGGTGCCGGATGCCGTGCTTTGGATGTACCCGTTGCGGTCACCGTTACAGATGACATCACCATGACCGAGGAAACAATCACGGCGGATTCGTGCGTCCACCTTGGCTTCATACGGTACCAACTGGCCTGCCTTGTCCTTCCCTGGTTTTGCTTTGCTTTCGAATGTGTAAGCTTTAATCGTCATTTTCTTATAGTCCTTTCATTTCGGTTTAGAAGTTAATATATTAACCGCTTGATATGTTTAAAATTTAATATATTAAGTGATTAATATATTAAGCGCCCGCCCTTATGTCGCCGGGTGTGCGTCCTGCACGATACCCGGCATGATGTGGGCACACTCCGCGGTGTACATGTTGCCAGAGTGGAGTGCCTTATTGTACTCAGCTAAAAAATACACCATCCACTCATCACGGTGTGCAAGGTAGTGGCCAAAAAGCATTTGAACACCAACAAGTGGAGTGATAAGGCGCGTGAGTACAGTCTTTTCGTCGCTTCCGACTTCTTGGACCGCCCGCCGGAAATCGTCAGCCGTTGCAATGTTGATGTCTGACTGGTAGACGTTGCCTTTTTTGATGAGGTGAGAGAAGGCCCAAAGCGGGACGACATAAACCACGTCAAATTCATAAATGGCGTCACCGGTTGGATAATCCGATCCATAAGCTCGGTGGGCTTTATCACCAGCTCCTAAGCTCATTTGATAGGTAGCGTAAGGAATCCGGGCGGAAAGTGTCACTTTTGCATAGCACTTGTCAGTGTAGCGATTGACAAAGCCAGAAGGTGCGCTTCGGTGGGTTGGTACGTAATTATGGCCGGACACATGGGAAAGTTCGGTACCCGTTAGGTATTCGATATTGGAAACGGAGACGAAAACATCATCCACGTGTAAATCCCCCAAAATCCCCGACATGGTCAAAGATCCACCGCTGACAACCGTAGTCGGCCAAGATGAGGCGGAAGGTCCCGAAATCCACCGGGCTTTACCATCAAAACCACGCAAACCACTTCCGCTTCCTGTATTGGTTACGGTAATAGATGCACCGGAAAGACTCACCGGGTGTTGGTAGTGGTTGTACTCGTCACTGTCTCGGTCCAGTTGTTGGACGTTTCTGTTCGCGTACACATAAGACGCGAGGCCGTACCAATCCGAGAGCGTCGGGTTGTAGTTGAGATCTACCGCGTCACGAGAAATCAAACCAAACAAACGGGAGCCAATGACGGTGTCGAGGTCGGCTTTGTAATTGTGGAACATTGGGTCCTCGCTCATGGCGTTGATATTACCATAAGCCAAAATGGCAGGGATACTGTCAGACATGGTCCGCGTTTCATGGTAAGGTGTGTAACCTGTCACGCTATTATCAAAGGTGAATTTTTCAATGTCACTTCGTACCAAACCCCACCAGCCGGTGTCTTTGTCACCTGTCACATAGGTCGCCACCTGTCCGGGTAGGTTGTCGCCATTGTGGGCAACTTTTGCCCCGGTCGGTGCGATGACAAGAGATGACCAGCGCCAACCCTGCGGAGAAGGTACGAAAGCGTAAGGGTTGCGGATGTTTGTGACGTCGGCGGAAGTTTGGGTGCTGTCTCGTGGCGTGAGATAAAGGGGTGAAGATGCGCCAGTCACTGGTGCATAATAAACCAAGATGGACGCATAAATAGCCGAATTGGTGCGCTCGTTTGGTTGGCGTTTGGTGTCGTTGATAGATTTGCCGTATCCGTCTTGGCCGACGTATGGACGGCCAGGAATGGTGACCGGGTCCTCGTCGGGATAGCTCCAAGCGTTGAGCGTGATGAGTCCGACACCCGCTTTTGGGTCAACATTTCCGGCCACTTCGTTATTTATCTCTAAATATCGCCCCGCTACATATCCGCGGGCCCGATTGATAACCACTTTACCGTTTGTTAAAACGTAACCGTCAAGATCCACCACGCACATAGGCGAAGACCCACGGCCGAGAATTTCGGCTTCGTTACGGATGGCTGAGTCTTCGAGGTTTGAGCCAGTCCGCGCCCCCATGATGGCATCCATTACGGAAGCATCATCACGCGCCCAGGTGAGGTTTTGGTCTTCGCCTTGCGTGTCAAATGTCATCGGTGCGATCATAGTCGATTACCTCGCAAGTTTTGTATTTTGGTGATTTGGTCAGTGACACCTCGCGCACTTGGTGAAGGCCATCAGCCACCACAAAGGAACCCGCCGAGAGCTTGTCGCCTAAGTTTAGCTCATCGCTTTCCAATTGTGCGAAATGTTGGTCCAAAATGCGAGCGGTGCCAATACGCCGGCCATATAAGTTATGCTCTACTATTACCGGCACCGCGTCGCCAATGTTACACGCCCGCAAATGGTCGGGCAAAATTCGTGCTTTGTATTTTGTCATTTTTCGTCCTCCTATGTCAACGGATTAACGGTTTAGGGGTAAAATCGCCGAGTTCAGGGTCATATCCATACCACGGCAGGGTCTCAATGGTGTACTTCCGCCCGTTTGGTGTGTAATTAGTTTGCACCACTGACGCATTGGCACCAACAACGGACGCCCCAAAGCGGGTCGTGTGATAAAGCGTGATAAGCTCATCACCGCTAAAAGTTGCGTTTCCGTAAAAGTCGGACTCACCGAGCACGATTTGGACCGGTGTGTAGCTGGCTTTTAGTGAATTGACCATAGCCCGCCAGAGATTTTTTCTAACAATTCCGAGCCAGTCAACTTGTACGCCCGCAAGTTCCACAACTTCGCCCGGTTTTCCAGTTACCGCATCAGTGAGTAATTCTTTTGCGGTTTGTGGGTTGATTGGTTCGCCCAGTGCTTCTTTGACTTTGTCTTTGAAGGCTTTTTCGAAGTCCTCCGCCTGTTGGTTTTGGGTGTCGACTTGTGCTTTTTTGTCATCCCACGCTTTCTTGTCGGCCTCATACTGGGCCTCATCGCTGTAGGTGGTTTTGTCCGGTGCTTGCTCGTCCATTTTGGCTTTTTGGATTGGGTTGTCGTGTGTGAGGTCGACCAACTGGCCGTAACCCACGAGCACCGTTTGAAGGGCGGTGAGTCCATAGCCGGTATAATCGCTTTCCGTTACTTGGCCGATGGTTTTATAAGTTACACCGGATTCGGTCGCTGTTGCAATCACAACACCCGCGCGCACGTAGTCGTCCCCGTTGTCTTGGGGTTGAATCCAAATGGTCGCGGCCGCGTTATTGTGTGCGGGTTGTAGTTGGATATTGGCACCGGGTTTCGTTCTCACGCTATGTCTTGGCGGTCTACCGTCCACACCGTTATACAGGTATGAAAAAACATAATACCCGCGCCCATCATGGCGCACGATAGCCCCCATGGTCAGCGTTTGGGTGATTCGTTTGTTTTCAGTGTAGGAGTAGGAGTTTTTAAGCGCCCGTGTGATTACGTCGTATGGTTTGACGTTGGTTCTGGCGAAGTCATCCGAAAATGAAGTGGTGAGCGTTTTATAAATGTTGTCGCTCCCATTATACATAAAAGGTGTGTAGCCTTTGACGCCGTCACTATCCCCGAAAGGGTACAATTTACAGCTAAAGGCCCGCATATCTCGACGGGATAACAGGCTGAGGACCTCGAGGGTCGGCTCATTGTCAACCATCCCAACATAACCCACGGTGACGTAGCTGTGGTTGTATTCGTTGTAATCGGCAAGCACAAGCCGGTTTCCGTCCATGGCGGAAATTACAAAAGCATGCTGAAAATAGGAGCGATCATCCATGACGGACTCATGAACCCCCGGCAAATCAATTGCATAACCACGCGCCACAACTTGCAAGCCTGTGCGCTCATAATTAACCAGAGTAACGTTTAAAATGTCCCCGATTTTGATGGGTTGGGAAAGAGCGAGCTGACTGGGTGCCGTTACGGAACCATTTGACGTGCTGGCCAAAGTCCCTATATTAATATCATAATCGCTGGACACGAATGAGCCGATTTTGTTGATGTAGTAATTTTCGTCGCTGTAATAAAGGCTGGGCTTGGATTCGTAAACCTCGCACATGGCCATTTTTTGGACTGTCATATTGCGAGCACCTCCCGTCGCATAATAATGGTGGATAATGTAACGCCATCACATACCAGGATATCATCAACGTTGGCGCCCGTTTTTGAATAGTGGGAAAAATCAACCCCAATGGATGATCCGCCGACCGTGTAAATATTGGCCCACGGTGCGGTATCAATAATGATATCACCGGAAGCAACAAACCCAAAGCGATTCACGGCGACGTCTGTTGGTTGGGCTTTAATCGCTACGCTCCCGCCTTTGTTGGCGTGACCGATTAGGAGATAAGAAGAGTAAGAGCCGGAAAATGGGCCGTTTTGGTCGATGTCGTCCTCTGTGTAATTATGCACGCTGGCTTTGAAGTTGTAAGGCTTGACTTTGACGTGTTCGCCTTTGAGTTTTGCCAACCCGTCGGTCAGTTTGTCTTTGGTGTCCTTTTCTTCCTGCGCTGACGCAAAACCATTCCCTTTAATGTGTGTGGCTTGGTGCATCATGTGTGAGCCGGTGAGCTGAGACAGGGCCATTTTTTCCTCGTGGCTTACTGTTAAGCTCGGAGCATGGACGGCAAAAACGGCGTAAACATCGGAGCCTTTTTGTAGTACGTTTCCCCATTTATTATACCATGACCCACGGCGGAGTACTTCCTCGATGATTTGCCCGTACCAATACGGATAGCCAAAAGGCATGGCTTTGTTGTTTTCGGGGTAATTGGTCGAAAATACTCTTAGTTTATGATCCCCATTTAGGTTTTGCGCTGTGCTTGGGTGGAGTGAGCGAGCCGCGCCCGATTGTGTGAACGTGTAAAGCATTTGCCAAGCTCCGACCGTTGAAATGGTGATGGTTTCCATCAGCGACGCTTGGGCGTATGAGCCCTCAGTTTTGGTAATGTCGCTGACGTAGCCCGGCCGGTAAGCGTAAGTGTACCCGCCATGAGTTGGGACGGCATAACGTAGCCACACCATTTGGCGCTGCGATAAAGCGGTCACCACATCCAAATATTTTTCGTAGCCCGTCGACTCCATCGTAGTTTGAAAAATCATTTTGAAGCTAATTTGACCATTTACCACGCCGAGCTGTCCGGCTTCGTTGCGGGTGTATCCTCCGCCGAGGTTGTTGGGTGTGTATAATGGCGTTTCATGGCCAACGATTTTCGCGGATGTCAATTCCTGCCCCGGGTTGGTGGCGATAATGTCGTAGATGCGTAGTGACATTTCTCTTACTCCTTTGCTTTTCTTGTACTGTTCTTTCCCATTATTATATCATGAAAAGCTCATTTTGTCCGATATAAAAAGGAGGGGTTGAAACCCTCCCTTTTTATAGCTCGGTGCGAATCACTGCATTTTCCCCGATCGTGAAACCGACCACGAAAAACTTCGTTTCCTGCGGTTTTGCTTCTTTGTGCTGATAATCGAGCACGGACGAAAGCGTCCGGCGGTACGGTGTCGCACCTTGTGTTCGTACGATGATACTCATTTTCTTTCCTCCCTTATGCTAATCCCAGTTCCACCTCGTGGCGGATTTGGCGGGCCAAGCTTGTCACATCCATTCCCGGCGCTGGGTTGATGTTGATGTGTACTGCGTTTGAGCTGTTGTTGTTGATGGTCGAGGCGCCGGCATAATTGCTGTAGCTTGCGTACTGGGCGCCGTCGTGAGATTCACCAGTTGAAGAACCAAAGAACGTATCTTTGACCCATGACCAAATCCCCTCTCCGAGTTTTCCGATGGCTCCGATAAGGTCGGAAATCCAACCCACAAACGTGCCAAGGGCTTTGGAAACAACCCCGAGCGTGGACGCTATAGTTTTGAGGCCTTCGGCTACGATGGAACCGATGAGCCAGCCCAAGAAGTCCGTGAATGGCTTGATGTTTTTAATCAGTTTTCCGATATTTTCCCCAAGTTCCGAAAATGACTGCCAGAGAAAATCAAGAATTCCGGTTTCCTGCATTTCGTCGATGGCGTCCTGAATTGGCTTGAGCGCTGAATCGAGGAAGGATTTGACAACATCAATCGCGCCGCTGATGGTTTTGCCCCAGCTGGTGAAATCCGCATCTTTGAAGAAGTCCTTGACAATCTTTGTCGATTTGTCGATGACATCCTCCACCGTGTTATAAAACGACGTGAACACATCGATGATAGCTTGAACGCCTGTTTGGACTGCTTTGCTTTCCGTCCATTCGTTGATCGTGTCCCCGATGCTTTTAATGCTGTCAGATATTCCCTTGATGTTCTCCTGGACGCTTGGGTCATTAAATGCCCCAGCGATGGCTTGACCAATATTGGTCGCCGCTGACAACAAGGACGCCGACAAACTAGCAAATGCTGTTAGTATGGCTTGGAAGGCGTCGGACTCGATGAAGTTTTTGACATCCTCGAAAATGCCTTTGATGTTTTGGAATGCGTTTTGGATTTTTTCCTGCGTTTCAGGGTTGGCGAAGGCGTCGCCGATGGCTTTCCCGACGCCCTTAATGATCCCGAAAATTTGTGCGATTGCGTCGTTGATACCTTGGAAGGTTTCCTTGATGGTGTCGGCGTTGTTTTGGTCACCGAGCATGTTTTTGAAGGCACCGCTCACGTCTTTGGCAAGTGAGACAATACCGCCAAGCACGGTGGAAAGTACGCCAAGGGTACCGGTGACAAATTCTTGAAAACCTGGCGTTTTTACCATGTCGCTCAAGTTTTTGCCGATGACCTTGATACCTTCGACAATGTGCGAGATTGTGTCGCTGGTGTCACTGTTAGAAAAGGCGGTGCTGATGGACTTAATCAGCCCGGTAATGATATTGGCAACAGAACCGACAAGAGAAACCAAACCGTCCACCACTTGTTTGAAAATTGGTGAATCCGCCACGCTTTTTACACTGTCGACAATTTGCTTGATTAGGTTACCAACTGCACCCAGTGCGCTTTGCATGGTGTCGGATGCGAAAGCATCGCCAAGCGTTTTGGCGATTGACTTGACCGCGTCCAAGATGGAGCTGATCACATGGCCGGCACCCTCGAAAGCTTTATTCCAGTCGATTTTTTCGACCATGGAGCCGACACCTTTAAGGACGACCCCGACAGCGTCGCTGATTTGTTTGAGGACGTCAAGAGCTCCGCGGAATACGTCGCCAAAGTTAATATGTTGACCGATGGTTTTTAACACCTCAAAAACGGCTTTCGTCTTGGCTCCGACGATGTCAAACACCTTGACAAGTCCGTCAAGCACGGTTGAAAAATCCACACCTTTGAGGGCGTTTTTGATAGTGTCACCAATTCCGCTGACCCGTGAAAAGGCTGATTCTATGCCTTTTGTAATGGGTGAAAAATCCATGCCGTCGATTTTGTCGGTGAGTTTGCTCACAAAGTCGATTCCTCCAGCTGTCAACTTACTGTAAACATTTTGGAATTTTTGCCCGAGCGTTTCCTGCAAGGTTTTGAAGGCTTCGCCCATGGTTTTTGGTACGGTGGCCGCTTGTTTCGCGGCGTCGGATTGTCCGATTTTAGCCACGGCTTGGTCTACCATTTCGGCTGAAATGGCGCCCTTTTCCATTGCGGCTTGGAAAGTGCCGAACTGCTTGATAACGTCAGGGAAGTTGCGCTCAATTTCCTTTTTGATGGCGCCACCCAAGCCCGCGTCACGGAGTTGCCCAAAATCCTGAGCCATTAATTTTCCTGCGCTGTTAATTTGGCTGAAAATCACCCCGATGTCGGAGATCTTGCGGGAACCATCACCCAGTAAGGCGTAAGCGTTGGCGATGTTTTTGGTCAAATCGCCCGCCTTGTTGGCTTCCACATTGGACGAAACCAAACCGGCGACCACTTTGTTCAATTCGCTTGATCCGTATGTGGTGGTTTTGGCGTAGTCCGCCATGTCCTTGGTTAGTTTGTTGATGGTGCTGTCGTCAACGTCGGCAAAGTTTAAAACGTTTTTGAGTGACTTCGCTGATTTTTGTGCTTCCTCCATAGATGAGACCGCACCTTTAACGGTGCCGGATACAGCGTTGGTGAGATTTTGCCCAATGGTTAAGAGGGACCCGCGGACGATGGTCCCAATTCCGGACGCGATACCCCGAAACGGTGCGGTGATGGCGCCGGTAATCGCATGACCAATGCCACTCATTCCGCCAACGATTGTGCGACTGATAAATCCGCCAACTGCTGAAAATGCACCAGTTACGGCACCTTTAACGGCTGAGCCTGCCGATTTGATCCCCTCAACACCAAGGCGCCCAACGGTCCCCCATACCGTGCTTAAGGTTTTGACAACGGCGGTCCCCATTTGAGCCGCGGCATTAACCGCCATTCCGGAAACTGCCGAAACGCCCGATTTGGCAACGCTTCCAAGGTTGCCGATAATGGCTTTTGGCGCTTGTCGTAAAGTTGACGTGAGACCATCAATCCCCGCGGATGACAGGGCTTTGAGTTTGTCCATCACCGAGCCCGGAGCTTTGGCGATATCTTTGATCGTTGAAACAATGCCCCGCGCCTTATTGGTTACGCCATCTTTTAGCGTTGCATGGGCTTCGGCTTTTGCGTCACCGATGCTTTTCAGTTGTGCTTTGGTTTCGTTAATTTGTTTGGTGATTTCGGCAAACCCTTTGGGGTCGGCTTTGACGTCGATATGTGAGAGCTCGGTGTCAAGTACGTTGACACGACGTGTCAACAACTCGGCCAATTTGTCAAGCTGGTTAAAATTCGCTTTTACTTCATCAAATCCGGCTTTTGACCGGTTAAAATTGATGATCTCCTTTTGATTGCCTAATGTCGAAATCGCCGCGTCGATACCCTCGATCGACTTGCCAAATTCACGAACCCCAGTTCCCGGGTCAAATCGGAAAGTGCCGGCCGTCGCGTTTAGTCGCTTGACAGCTGATTCACTGACCGAAAGCTGGCGGGTTAAAGAGCGGGATTCTCTTTCGGCGTTTGCCACTTGCTTGGCCAGTTTGAAGTACGCGCTTGGGTCCACATCCGGGTCAATTTTGTCCAGGTCGTCTTTTAGTATCTTAGCTTTTTCAGCTGAAAGTGTGAGGGCTTGTGTTAATTGCTCGTGGCGTTTGAGTACCAGGTCCGCATTGGTTGGGTCCAGCTTCATGTCTTTGCTGAGTTCGTTGGCCTCGCGTTTGGCTTGAGAAATCGCCGCGGTTACCGTCTTTAAGCTCTTTTCGAGCTGGACGGTTTTACCGTTGATTTCGATTTCCAGTTTGTTTGCCATATCTTACCTCCTTTTTTGTTGTTGTTTGGCTATTTTGTTATATACATCAATGGCCATATCATAGGGCGCATCTAGTAGCACTTGGTCGTTGATATGCTCGGACGCCGTCAAATTGACAATGGTTGTCATGACTACCTTTTTTGGGTAGCGCTGGCGGGTCCTTGCGTGGAGTTCGTCGACTGGATCCGGTACAAAATCCGGGCCGTCGTCATCCTCTTCAGGTGTCACCGTTGGTGTCATCAAATCCAAAAGCGGGCCGTCTGGATCAATCCCGATCAAATCCAGCCCCTCCATAATTTGGGACGTAACCAAGCCGAGCTGGTTTTTTTGACCGAGTTCCTGCTGGGCCAGTGCCCGGTCGAGTTCTTGGAAATCGTCGAAAATGTCCCGGCCTGTTTTTAAGGTGTAGTTCATCACCTGTCGTAATGTTAACATATTAACCTCTCAATATATGAAAAAGGCTACGGCTCAATAAAGCCATAGCCGTTGTGTCAATTAGCCAAACAAGTCGTCGGCGAGTTCCGCCGGGTCGACATTGTCGATGATGTCATACAACTCATCAGAGTTGCCCTCTTTGGTTAACCGTTGGTACTCTTTGCGAGCGTCAATTACGTTGTAAGTGTCTAGCAGGTAAAGCCCGAGGGTCAAGACTTCGAGAGCCTCAATTTTTTCTTCTCCGGTTCCTTCGCCAACTTTTTGCACGACGTCGAGCAAGTGTTGGCCAGTTACCAAGCGGAAGTTTTTCAATTTTGAATATTTAACTTTTGACATTTTCAATTTCCTTTCGTTTCCATCGATTAGGCGCTACGGGTTGTGCTCGTTGCTTGAGAGTTAGCGAGTACTGTTGTTGTGCCCGGTACATAGTCAGGTAGGATGATTCCGCCACCGTCGATGAAGTCCAGCACTTTTTGAACGTCATCACCGTAGTAGATATACTCAAATTCCGCCGATTTTAAACCTTTTTTCGTGGTATAAAAATCACTTCCTGAAGCTTGCACTGCCGCTTCCCATTGCACGGCGGTTGGTGTTTCCGAGCTGTCAGTGGTTGTTGATTTGCTTGGTTTGCTGGTCACACTCATATTAGGATACACGGTTACGAGCAAAGCGCGCGTTCCGTCACGTTTGGTTCCAAGTGTTGCGTATTGAACCAATCGTTGCGGATATTGACCAATGGAAGCAAAACCGGCGCCGTTTGTTGTTGTGTCTTGACCAAAGAATTTGACACGCAAATCCGGATCAAGTTGCAAGAAGTTGAGTGTACCCTTCAAAAGGCTAGCCCCTGCGATTGTTGCGTGGTCAGGCACATCGTCAGCCGCAATGTTGGTTACGTTTGCTTCATCACTCATTGCGCTTACGGATACCAATCCGGTACCTTTGATGACGTCGCTGTATTTCACCTTAGAATCAAGGGAGGCGATCAGCAAACGTTGGTTACCATGGAACATGGCACGGTCATTATATTGAAATACCATTTTATTTTACCTCATTTATTTCAGTTTTTGTCGGGCGTCTTTTAAGACGCGGGTTAATGTCCTTGCCCCGTCTGGGTAATGGCGCGGAGCCAAGAACACCAAAGCGTGGTAGGATTTGTCGCTATAATTTGAGCGGTTACCACCATCTACCAAGTATGTCGCGGTTTGGCCTTGTTTGGCTTTTTGTTTCACCGTCATCTTGATATTGCGCGAAAGTTCTCCCGTGCGTTGATGGCGTCGGGCATAAAGTCGAAGATCATCCATTACGCCTTGCGCTACATCTCGCACCGCATCATCTGCGATGGCTCGCACGTTGTCCGCGATGGCTTCCATGTTGTCATTACTCATCAGGCACACTCCCCGGGCCAATTAACGTTACCGAGCCCGTAAAAATATTATATCCGCTGTCCTCATCGTACTCTACAAAATTGACTCCGTTTTCCAATTGCTCTAAAATGGCCTTGTTGGTAAAAGCTGGGCGAGTTTGTAAGAAAATGAGATCATATGTGGATGATGCAATTATGGGGACGCCGTCCGAGTATACAGGCTGTGAGCCTCGGTGGGTAATAAAAAGCGTGGGTCTGGTGATCATGTCTTTGGTGGTCCCAAGCACGACATCCCAATCAGGCAACTCTTCCGCGAGCCAGTGGTAAAATTCGTAATATGTGCGATACATCATTAGCGTTTCCCCCTTGCTGAAGTTCCTTCTATATAATACGACGTGCCAGTGTTATCCTGCGTGAAATCAGTCACGCTGTATTTAATACCTTGGTGGATAAAATACGGCGTGTTGTCCTGATTGTACCCCGGGCCGTAAAGTTGGACTTTAAAGCGCATTGCTCGTCCAGCTCCTCGCTCGTTATATTTGTCGCGCTGTTCGCGTGTGACCTTTTGTTTCACAATCGGCACATCTAACCGGGTTTCGGTTTCGATGTATTCCCCGTTTTTGTTTTTGTGTTGTGAAATCGTAATGAGTGTTACTTGGTCATACATATCAGGCACCCCCGTAAGTCAACTGGTTGATAAGCTGGCGTAGTCGCTCGGTTTCACTTTGTCGAAACGTTGGGGCCGCATCCTGCAACATGCCAAGCCGTACATACGTATTAACGTACGCCGAAACAAGGGGCCTTTTTGCGCCAGTGATACCAGCCACGGTGAGAGAGGCGAGGGCTGATTCAATCAAGCCCAACACCTCCTCGTCATAGACTGTGACACCATCGGGCATTCTCAGGTAGGTCTTAGCGTCCTTTAAAAATTCGTTTGGTGTCATATTTTTACCTCACTTTTTAGCGTTCAGTATCGATTACCGAAATACCCCCAAATGCTACCGGGCGACCAGTTGCTGGGGTTTCGACTAGGATGTCGTTTTCATTGCGTAGCAATTGGAATTGCTCAATTCGTGCCAATGGTTGGTGGTCGATATGATAAGCACCTTCAACCATCACCGTTGGTTTGATTGCTTTTGTGCCTTGGTAGATGACGATTCCATCGAGGCCAAAGGTATCTTGGATCGCCTGGTTCGTCGCGAAGAATGTTGTGTTAGTCCATTTAGCACGCACAGCTGCGATGATGTCGCGTTTTTGTTGTTTTGTTACAATCAGATACTTACGTCCTGGTGCGTCGATTGAGTCAACCGCTTCTTCTACTGCGGCCACAATGTCTTTTTTACCGGCTACGTGCGCGACTTTGTTTGTGTCAGTTTCATTCAAAATCGAAATGAAGCCATTTTCAGCAGTAGATGATCCAGTTTCGCCATCAGTAGCGCTACCTTCAACCAGTGCCAAATCGACGATTTTATCGATAACCCTTTGTGCCAATTCAGCGACGATGGTGTTGTATAGTTCGCCGTAGTTGTCGATGGTGCGTTTGTCGATTTCGTTGATGCTTTGCACCTTGTAAATCATTTTCGGTTTGATCGCGCTCACTTTAAGGCTTGCGGCTTGTTTTACCTTGTCGGTTCCTGGAATGTGGACCTGTGCCTCGTCGCTTGATGTCAATTCACGAGTGACCAAGAGCGCGCCCAAGTTTGAGATTTTAAACAATGGATAAACAGGGTTACTACGTGTGAGCACTGTTTCCAATTGGAGTTCCAATTTGCGCGGAAGGTAGTTATCCTTATCAGTTACTGTGATTCCGTTTTGGGCCAATTTTTCACCCCAAGCTTTTCGAAATTCGGCGTCAGATGCTGAATTGAGGTGAAGGACCGCAAAATCCTCCATTGCTTTTTCAGTTTCTAGGTATGGTTTATTTACTGTTTTGTCCATGTTGTCCTCCGTTTGGATTAGTTGATTACGTTGTGATTTTAGCTCTTTGATTTCATCGCTGATTTGGTTGAGTGCCTCAACATCCGTCGCGACTTTGGCTGATTCCGCCAACTCTTCGAGCTTGTTATCGATGGATTCGATTTGATCGATTATTTTCATCGTGTTTCCCTCCATATTTTCTTCTTATTATTATAGCACTTTTATCTGACCCCGTCAGATAAAAAGTGCGCTACGAAGCACATTTAGCCGGATTTTTTCCATTTCGTCTTGTGCTTCGTCGGTTTCGGTTTCATCCGTTGTAACCGTCGGGGTTACATCAGCCGGAGCCTCTCCGTTTTCGGTCTCGCCGGTTTCGGTTTCGTCCGTTGTAACCGTAGGGGTTACATCAGCGGGAACCTCTCCGGCTTCGGCTTCGTCCGTTGTAACCTTTCCGGTTACATCAGCTGGAACCACTTCCGGGTTTTCCCCGTTCGTTGTGACCGTCGGGGTTACATCAGCTGAGCCCTCTTTGTTTTCGGATACTTCGCCAGTGTGACGATCGGCTCCAACGCTCACAAGTGAAACCTCTTTTAAAATTGCGGAGTTGACTCGGACATATTCGCCGCCTTCCATGACGTCGTAATCCTTGATGTAATACGAAACGGAAAGCTCAGTAATGACGCCATCGCGCCAAAGTTGCTCCGCGTGTTGGGCTTGTGGGGTTGTGTCGTAAAATGTGATCTCTCCCACAAATTCGCCGGCTTCGTTTGGTTTTCCATCGGTTGTAATGTATCCGACGATGTCTTCTACTCGGTTGTCTGCGTGTTCTACCAAAACCGGGTAACGGTCGCGGGTTGTTTGAATTGAATTGGCGGTGAGTTGTAACTTGTTGTCGTTGACCTCGTCCACGTGTGCATAGACAACGCGGTACGATTTGGGCGCGTTGTCTCCTGCACTATTTCGGACCAAGTCACCAACCGTGATGACGTTTTCACGTTCATCAATCAGTACGTTCTTGATTTTCATATTTTTTCCCCTTGTGTCCTATTAACCGATCAAGACGGCCGCAGGTTTGGCAGTGTTGGTTGCCGCGTCATACACCACGCGCGCACCATCTGGGCGAATCAATACATACACATCAGTGGCGATTTGGTCGGCCTTGTAAGCTTTGCTCACGTTAACCAAAAAGTTATTTCCCACTGGTTGCACGTTTTTCACTTCTTGTGTGCCTTTGTTGATTTTCAAACGTGACCCATCGTAGGTGTAAGTGTAGTCCTTATTTTTTAGATCTTCCGTGGCTGTTGCGATGGCTTGGTCTACTTTGGTTTTGGCGTCACGATCGTAAGAAAATTGAAGTAATGGGAATTGGTTGGTGATGGCGGTATACACGCCGAGCGCTTGGTAGGTTGCCGGGTCATTCAATGCGGTTTTGAGTTGGTTGAGTACGTCAGCCGGTGACGCTTTGCCGTTGATACGCTCGATCAATTTCGCCCAAATGTCGGTCGTGTTGTAATCGGCCGCGGTGTTTAAGATGGCTTTGGCGATAGCTTTGATATGGTCATCACCCACGGCCGCACTTGTTGCATTTGCGGCGGCTTGTGTCAGTGTTTCGGTTGCGGTTTCGTCGATCAAATTGGCGATCGCGTCGATGAGTTGCGCAAAGTTTGCACCGTTGGCTAATTGGCCGTCAGTCCATTTTGGTTTTTGGCTTTGTGAAAAAGCATTTGTTTTTTGTGTCATGGTGTTGTCACTCCTTAATTTTTAATTTGCGTGGTGTATTGCTTGCCGGTTGTTGGGTCGGTGTAAACGATGAGGGCTGAGCTAATGTTAAACGCGCGTCCGGTCCAACATTTCGAGGGGCCGTCATATTGCGGGTTGCCGTAGAAATCGCCCCGGAAGTAAATTTGATACAGTCCATTTTGGGCTCCATAATAACTATCACTGAACATGTCGACAGCATATGATGTCACAGCGAGTGTTTTACCGTCACCAACAAACTGAGCTTTTTGAATAGTCAGTTGTGTGGCTGTCACACCTGATAGATACTTGATGAAATTATCTCCATGTGGCGCGCCTAACCAACTGTCCCGATCGAATCCGGTCGTTTTGGCATAGGTATCACCAGATGAAATTTGGATGATTTCCGTGGTTCCATCGGTTGATTTAGCGAGCAACACTGGTACGTCTATCATATACCAATTATCACCACGATATGCTGACAACAAATCCGATGGAATAACTTGATTGGGCCAGCTAGACATGAAGCTTCCTGCGCCTAGTTTTAGACACTGCCCGATACTGCCACTTTTTACATCTACGGTGTCAATTGGTCGGCTTTTGGTAGGCGTTGATGGTTGAACTTTTGCGATTTCATCGTCAATCGTTCGCCCGATGTCCTGCAAGTTTTGAGACGTCAAAGGCGCCCCAGTTCCTGCTTTTTGTTTAATGGCGGATTCGACGGTTCCGACAAATCGCTCACCGCCACCGTTGCCACTATAGTTTGGGAATGGCATTTCTTATCCTCCTTTTCTCTTGGCTCCTAATGCTAAAACGTCCGCGTCGCTGTAAATCCCGAGCTCATACATCACGCGGATCACGTTTGCTTGGCGCTTGTCTTGCCAACTTTGGCCGGGTTTATATCGCGCTTCCGTCCAGTCGTACTTGTTGCGGTCTTGGAGCGGATTGAGTACTTTTGTACTATCCGCCCAATACTGAGCATCAATGTTGGTTTTTAGCTTGTCAATGGTTAACGTACCGCGAGACGAGGAAATGATATTACCCACCAGTGGATACGTGACCCAGGCCGTGTTGTTGATATTTGGGGCAAAGCCATACCCGTAGATGGTCGCGGTTGTTTTGTAGTCGGGCAATTGTAAGCCGGCTTGATTATCAAACCAAATTGTCCAAGGGGTCGAAGACCGGTCCAAAGTGTACATCATAGGAGCACGCCTGACTCCACCACCTGACAAACCGTTTAACAAACTCGCCGTGAGTTTATCTCCTGTTGATACTGTCATGACCAATCACCCCAAAACGTTGAATCGCCCAAATCACGCACAGGGATATACCAGTAATCACCATTAGCCCGACGCTGACTGATCCATTCGTAGCCACCCGCGATGAGTCGCCGGTCGTACTTGATGGCGTCGCCTTTTCTAAATAGATAGGCTTGCTGGTTGTTTTTGTCTGGTCCTTGGGTTCTTGCCTTGATATTATACCCACACCGAAACACACCAAGGGCAGGCTCTCCTTTTGGTGCCTGCGTTGGTGCTTGTGGTTGTGTTTGTGGTTTACTTTGTGCTGGTTGGGTTGTTTGTTCGCTTAGTTGTTGCACTCTAGCGATAAAATCAGCCCATCCAACGCCAACAATGGAGTCCACATGGTTGGTCCCGCCAAATTCTACTGACGCTGTCGCGTGGTCAATAATGCGGTAATCGCTAAACGGTACGCCTGACTCGCGGATTTTCTTCGCCACGTATTGGGCGACAGCTTCCGCGCTTTGTCGGTTTTTTTGAGGGTCGGCTGAAATACATTGCTCCACTTGTAAAAATGCGTATTTGTTAACATACCCTGCGCCCCAAGCTACGGTACCAAAAGGTGCGAGCTCGACCACGTCGCCGGACCAATCCGCGAAAGCATGCACGAAAGTTTGGATGTTTTGCCATTCGCGGTTAAAATACACCCCTTCATTTTTGGCGGTTGCTTCCGGCGTCGCCGTGTTGTGGATGATGATAATCCGTTTTCCATTGTGTGGTGTGGATTGCTGGTTTGGTAATCCTTGAAGGTATGATTTTTGTACATTAATTTCCATTGTCTTCCTCCGTTTTTTCGTCGTCGCCATATTTGACTTCCGTTGAGTTTAGGTTTGTCCTGTATGTGTCACCGCCAGTGATCGGGTCGTAACCCATTAGGACGCGAATTTCGTTAACCGTCAAAAATGCCCCGTTGGTATTGGCCTTGGCGAGTGCCACGATTTGGTCCATGGATGCCCACTTTGTTATTGGTTGGGAAATTTTGATCCGTTCGAAAGTGTCTTTTTTCCCGTTGTTGATGCGTGCATTCGTGGTTAGTAACTTATAAGTCAGCTCAGTTTCAAGCTCATTCACCAATGGGCTCAAAACTTGGTCCACAAAATGCCGGTAATCGGCTTCCGAGTATTCACCCGTCAGGAGTGACTCCGAAAGGCCAAAGCCATTTAGGATTTCACGCTTGATAATTTTCACGGCTTCATCTGGGATGGTTTTGTATTCGTTTTTTAGTTCCACGACGTCGGCTTTGGCGTCAATGATCCCGAGCCCGTTATACGCGGCCACCTCTTGCATGACTTTCAATTGGTCGAGGGCTTGGTTTTTGAATGCTTCGGCATTGCTCCCCACGGCCGCATTGATTTTCAGGAATCCCCTCAAGTTATTTCCGCTTAATTCACGGCCAATATTGTTTAAAATTGAATCGTAAAGTGAAGCATTGGCTGAAATGTAATAAGGCGAAGTAATCGCCAGTACGTCGTCCGGTGATTTGTTGTACGTTTCCTGATCCGTCAATTTAAGGGCGGTTAAAATTCCATTTTTTCGGACCGGTTGCAAATACACGGTGGCCCCGGTCATAATGCGCGTGGCAATTTGTCGGCGCCATTCGGCATTTGTTTTGTAACCGTTGGGCGCAAAATTTAGCACCTCGTAAATATCCGAGCCGAGTTTGTCCCTTTGCAAATATTTGCCCTCTTCTTGGCGGACATACACCCGGTGGCGGATGTCAAGCTTTGAAAATTCCCTCGCCACAAAGTAGATAACCGACTGCATATATGCGGACGTATATTGCACCGCTTGGTCGGACCAGGTGACGACCTGAGTCCGCTTGTCAACATCGCCCCGCATCATGCGGACGACTGATTCGATGACTCCCATTTTTTGTGTCACCTCCTTATTTTACCATAATGTAGTATTAGGCGCGCTGATCGTGCCGTGGGTTTTGCTGTTGTGGCACTTTTGGCAAAGAAGCCAAAGGTTTGCGGGGTTATACGCAATGTCCCAGTCGTGCATGTTGTCGACTGTGATTTCCTTCTTGTGGTCGACCACATAGCGGCCGGTGATTGGCTCTCCACAAAATTGGCAGGTCATTTCGTCCCTCAATTTTATAGCATCCCGCGTTTTAATCCATTTGGCGGACTGATAAAACCCAGTATCACGCACGCCTTTTGCTTGTTTTTCTTTGTTTGGCAGGTAATCAACCATGACAACTACCCGCGCACGTCGTTTTGGTCGTCGGTTGATCCTTGCTCACCAGGAATGGTGATTCCGTGCTTGTCCTGTTTGTTGGCCACTTCTTGAGGTAGGTATTTGTACGCGATTTTGGTGAGCCAGTTTTTGCCCTGTGGATATGCCGCGGAATAATTGGCCACGATTGATGTTGCACCTGAAACCACATATAAAATAGTAACAAGCATTGAAACGGTGGTGACATATGTCGTGTCCGCGTGGTCCGCTGGGATTAGTGACACCAGCGACTGCAAACCAAACGGGATCGAAATGATCAAAAGGTTATTGATTAAGCCATAAATCAGTGATTTGGACAAAGTGCTTTTGGCCTTGATCGATAGTGACACAGCGGCCCAAAGGTCGACAAGTGCCACCACTAGCATAACGATCGACATATCAGTCGGGCGAAGGTGTGTTAGTTGGTTTAATAATCCGTCCATTTTGTCGGTTTCCTCCATGATGATTATATTCTTATGTTATTATATCAAATTCAGGGCGTCCTGTCAGATATAATGAGGCTTTAAATACCTTTAATGATGGCGGTTTTAAGTGCGATGACCAAAGCCACAGCCGGGTCAATTTTGTCGGCGTCGGTTAGTTTAGTGGCCATGTAATCCCCCGAGGTTCCAACTTTGACCGCTAAGTTGTTTAATGACCATTCCAAAATCCGCGAATTGTGGACCAGTGAGCCTTCTTTGAGTTTGTCCTTCATGAGTTTAATATAGTCCGACAAAGCGAAACCTTGGCGGATTGGGAGTTGCCTTTCTTTGGCAACGTCGAAAAAGTAATCGTCGATGAGTTGGCGCAGGTTGTCATAGCGTGATGGGTCATAGCCAATATAAGTCAGCTGGCAGTTTGTGCGGTGGACGAATTGTTGCAAAACGTCCAAGACATCGGCCGCCGTAATGTAAGCGCCTTGCGTAATCGTTAAATTTTCCATGTTGCGCAGTAAAGTTGCCTGAGCTTCGGGGAGTTTTTCCAGTGTGTTTTTGCTTCCCAACGCTTCCACGTGTGCATACATCACGCCGTCTTTTTCGGTTAGGAAAACAAGCGCGGTCAAATCGCCAACCAATGAAAGGTCAACACCCAGCACCACTTCGGCACCGGTCCAAACCTCGTCGAAGTCGTAATCCGTACGGGCTGACTCATCGGGCATAATGTATTTGGTGGTGTCTTGCACCGCTACCCCCATATTATAGGACAAAAACTGCAACTGCAAGGCGTTATCGCGTGAGGCTATCCGGTATTCATCGCGAACGGCTTCCAATTTTGGCAACCCACCCGGCAACATTGGCGCGGCCTTTGTCCAGTTTTTCTCATCGGTCACCTCTCCCGCTTCGTCCAGTTGGTAAATTAGCCCGATTGAGCGGTCATTTTCATACTCATCTTCCGACGTGAAACGCTCCACCATGGAGTCATAAAGATACCCACGAGTAATACCGCCGGACGTAATGTAAATGGAGCGCCAGCTTTTTTGCTTTTGCCGGCTTCCTTTGTTGACGGCACTGATGACGTCTTCTTTGTAGACGTGGACTTCGTCGAATACGTTTAAACTCGTATTACCACCCTGCAACCGGGCCACATCATGGGTCGCTTTTCGCACTTCGTTTGCGGTTGGCACGCATTTTATGCCGGTTTTGGTTGTTTTTAGCTGTCCCGAATCACCCATTTTTTTTAGTAGCCCATCGCCTGCGGTGATTTGGTTCCGTATTTGACCATATACGTGCTCGGCTTGGTTGTTGTCATAAGCTATCACCCACGATTCACCCCCATAGTTGCCACCAAAAAGCAACCAGTAAGCCTCAAGCGCTGACATTAGGGTAGATTTTCCAGCCCCACGGATAATCACAAGCATGGTTTCTTCAATCAGTGCTGATCCATCGTTGGTATAATATCCCCACCACAGCTCCATCCACCATTTTTGGGCGGGCTGTAATTTGATGAGCCCGAGTGTTCCGGTGGTCATATAAACTTGGCTTTCGATAAAATTGATAACGTTTTCAACGATGTCGGGCCTGTACTGATATTTCCCCTCTAGTGCGCGTTTGTGAATGCGTTTGTGTTTTTGAATTGCGCGCTCTATTGCCTTGCTATGTTTGACGCCGTGCGCCTTGTCATACTCCAAAAGCTCGTTCAGGTACTTCATCTTTTCTCCTTTCAAAAAAAAGGCACGTGTCAGTGCCTTTATGCCCTATAATATTATGCGAATGATCCCCACGCAGGACCGGTTCGTTTTGTTCCGTTACTTTCACCCGTTGGGATGTACCAGTAGCCACCGCCGGAACGTGGTTGGCGAATCCATACGTAGCCGTTGGCGTGGCAATAGGCATCATAATGAACTTTTGAGCCAGCAGGGAAGAGGTATGGGCTCTTGTTGTTGGTTGATGGTCCACCTTCACGGGCGTAAATTGCGTAATTGCTCGTAAATGTTGCGGATTCAGCGATCCAGTTACTGTTAGCACTTGCCACCGCTTGTGGTGCTGGTGCTTTTGCAACTTGGGTGCTAGTGAATGCTTTAGGTCGGAAAGCTGTCGCATAAGTTGCTGAGTATGGCAATTTGACCAAGTTATAGCAGGAACCACCGCCAGGGTATGGTGTGCCGCCTTGATTTTGCCCGAAAAACCAGCCCCAGCCGTTGCCAGCGTCACTGTGGAAAATTGTCACGTGAGAATAAGGCGTCGAATTCGTCACGGCAAAAACCGCAACGTCTCCGGGTTGCATTACCGATACCTCGATGAAACCATTTAAGATTCCGTTTGAATGTCGCTGTTCCCATAGGTCTCGAGCGTATCCGGTGTTGGTGCAGTTTACGACTTGCACCCCCAAAAATCGGCAGTAATCCGCGAAACCGTCCCAACATTGGGCGCCATAATATCCGTCGATGTCATAGCCTCGACCGATTGAGCGGTTGTAATATTCGTTATAGCTTACCATTACTTTTTCTCCTTGTATCGTTGGTATTGTGTCACCAGTTGGTCAACGTGTTTTTGTGCTTTCTCCATGATTGGGCGCATTTTATCGCGCACCGCTTTATAATCAATTTCGCCTTTTTCAGTGACTGGGACTTCTACTTTGGTATCTTTCATCACTCGCAATGTGACCCCGTCATTGTAATTAGCATATTCAAAGGCCACATTTAACTGCGTTGCAATAAATAAGCCAAACTCAAACGACATGTCGACCCCGTCCAATGGTTTCAATACCATGATATCTGACGGAATAAAAGGCGCGCTGATATAATGACAGTACCCAAATTTACTCACCGAAACTTTGGCGCGTTGTCCAGTGCGGACTTCACGATTTTCATGCATCCGTTTTTTGTTTCATACGGTGGATTCAACAACAACACACTCGGCGCCACTTCGGATATGTATTTTCCGATCCCTTCGGTGGTTGCATCACCTGAGCGAATTTGCGTGAAGTCAATACCATTTACGGCCATGTTAATGATTGCGATGTTATACATTTGATCAAAATATTCAACTCCCGCAACCTTGCAACCTGTCATTCCGGCGGCTGTCAGTAAGAGAGTCCCACATCCACAAGTGGTATCCATCACGACGTCATCAGCTGTGATGTTTAAAAGTCGGACCATAAGCTGTGTGATATGGGGGGGGTCATGACTTGCCCCGCGTTTGATTTTCCAACCATTATCGCGTGCATTCGGTACAACATGCCGGCGAAATCGT